CTCTACTGCGGACGCAATACGGGAGGCTTTAATGCCGCTTACAATGTCTTTAAACACCACGCCATAAACACCCTCAATATATCTAACCATGCTACGTAGCTCACGGTCACGGGCTGCGCTTTGTAGCCGTATAACTGTTGGCATGCGGTCTTTAATGTAACGCTGCACCTTTCGGATGCCTTGAAAAGCAAGAACATTCATAGCAATAATGCGCTCTATCTCGCTTTTACGTACCTCGTCCTGCTTAGGCTTGCTTGGCTTTATCATTATTCAATTTCTGGAAGAGATAAGCCCATTTCTTCGTTAGCTTCTTCTGCTAACGCCTTTGCTGTATCTTCATCAATGTTTAATGTGCGGCGCAAAATCTCGTAGTTAGGGATAATACCACCAGCACGCTTAATAGCCTCTAGGTCGCTTAGCGTATCTTTAGGCAGGTTGCGCTTAAATTCATAATTAATATCGTAAGTGCTATAATCTGGCAAAGGTTGAGCATCTAACGTAGTCCAGAAAGATTTAAGTATGCGGTCTAGGTGCTCTAGGCTTTGTTCCCACTCTAGCTCGGTGTTTTGACTATCATTCTCTAGGTTGCGGTAAATCTGGCCAATTTGGAAGGCTGTTGCGTTGCCTAGCGTTGTAAGGGCTTTCGTATCTACAGTAGACGACACCACAAATATATTCTGCCAAACCGTTTCCATAACAAGCTGTGCGAATTGCGGGTTAATGTTTTTAGTAATAAACTCTGCTTTTGCATTGTCACCGTCACCAGTAATAACACCCGTCTTGCGCATACTTTCTTTTTTGTCCTCGTCAATGTGGCCAAGGTTACTTAAAAGAAGGTAGGCGTTGCGGAAGGCCGCTTGCTCTGTGCTGTTATCACTAACCATAAGGTCGTAAGCATCAATAAGGCTAACACAGCGCTCGGAGTTACCCTGCATGCTTTCGTCATTGCGCCATTCAGTTAAGGGCATAACGCCAAAGCCGTGTTTATTAACTGAAGTGGTTGACGTTCCCTCTACATACTTGGTGACTTCCGTGCTTGTGTAGTGACGTACAACAAGCTTCTTATCTACAGTTTCGTAAATATAGCCGTCAGTAGGTTGCCCTTCATCGTCATACTCAACGTGCGCCATCCATGCGGGTATTTCGTCAATAATAATATTACCAGCCTCGCTAATACGACATAGAGAATAACTTACACCCCAAGATGCACAGCTTACTGCGATGTTTTTAAACTTCTTTGCAATGCTGTTGCGGCGGTCAAAATCTAGGTACTTATCCGCGACGCTTTCTGGCACGTTATCTGCATAGGTGCGCTTAATGTTACTTGCAAAATATCCAGCCTTTTCCTTGGCAATCTGGTTAAATAAGTCATGATTAACACGCAAGTTTAAGTCACTGCTAGATACAGCCTTGCGCGCCATAATAGGCACCCCGTCCGCGTTTCTGTGGTCGTGCCATTTATCGCTACGTGCTGCACGGTTGGTAGAGCGTAGGTATAATTCATGCAAGACTTTCTTGTCACCCTGAATTTTCTCTTTAATCTGGTTTACTAGGTTCATGCCTCACGCGCCGTAATTGTTGCCGTTAAATCTTCTTTGTATCTAATGTTTAAAACAACGCATTCCGTTATTCTGTCTTGCCCTATCTCAAACAAATCACCGTCATAATCCCACGTAACGCCACTAAAGCCGCTTAGCGTAGATTTTCCTTTAATGTTGCCATTATATACCAAGGGCGCTATTTCTACAATATCAGTGTTCCCTGTGTTAGTAATATTAAAGCTTTGCACCTCAAGGCTGCTATTCGGTATATCAATGCTGCGAATTGTTATCTTGTCACCACTTGCAATATCAACACTAGAGTAAAGCTTAAAGCCTGTAAGGTTGTTGCCGCTGGTAATAACTTCTTTAATCAACCCGCTGCTAGAGTTTGTCATGTTGACGCTATTGGCAACCAGTATGCGGTCGTATAGTTGCATGGTTAGCCCCTCTAGGTTTACGTCAAACTCAAACACGTTACGCTTCTCTTGCAGCACTTGCAGGTTTTTGGTGTAAAGCGTTTTAAGGTGGTCAATATCGTTAGTGTACTCGGCCTCCTGTCTAATTATTTCGTAGTCAGCATCACTTGTACCAACCTTAGGCGTTTCATGCACTGCGCCATCATAATAGTACAAAGTAAACTCGCTATCGGTATAATCCACAGCATCCACATAAGATACGCGCACCGCATCCGTTGTTTTGCCAAGCGTAGGCGTCCACTTAAAGTTAAAGCTGTTATGAGGTGTAATCTGGTTCTTAACAGGCTTACGGTCGTCATCAATAACAAAGCAATATTTACCGTCGTTAATAATAACAGCAGCCTCACAGTTAGATAGGATAGTTTCAATAATGTTTAAGATGCGTTGCTGTTCGTAAATAAACCCGCTTGCAATGTAACCGTTAAGCTCGCACCACTCATGCAGCTCCACAAGGCTATCGTTATCTATTAAGTCTACAGCTTCAGCCCTTGGGTTAATCCTAACATCAGTAAGAATATATCTCACCACGGCTGCGGGGTTTTGTGTGGCCTCAACGGTTGACCAGTCCGTTCCGTTCCAGTTAGGTATTTTTGCCGTAGCAATAAAGTTAAACTCATTTAGCTGCCCGCTTAGCTGTGTATATGCAATGGCATTGACGCTGTACTGTGTAAGCTTGGGTAAAAGACTTTCATCAACAATATCGCCCGCAACATGGTAGTTTATTTCTGCAAGGTTAATAAATCCAAAATGCCGCGTGTCTTTAGCTGCAAGTTCAGCAGAACGAACGCGGAAAGTATATGTATCGGCTGGCAGTGTTAAACCAATAGTGCGATAAAACAATTCATCAGCAGCGTTTAGGTTGTCAGGGCTACCAAATGTTACTATGGCGCCGTCAACGGTGGTTGTGCTGCCTGAAAGGGGTTGTTTGGTGCCGTCTACCCCACGTATGTATAAAGTGGCGTCATTTAGGGGCTGGTAGCTTCCTGTTTGTGTTTTATACTCTATCTGCACGTCAACAAGCCTAGAGCGGCGTGTTCCGTCATCCACAATTCTAAACGAACCCTGCGGAAAGCTAAAGATTAAATCAACATCAGTAGTGTTGGCAGGGGATGTGTCTAAACTCTCGCTTAACACACCCGCATATCTATTCACGCCTTGGGCGGGGGTTGCATTGTCGGTAAAGTCATCGGTGGTAACATCTTGCGACTGCACCTCAACCAACATAAGGTTTGTGTTTTCTTGAATGCTAATACGTGTATCGCTTACAGGGCTTAGGTTACTACTGGTTAGCTCTATAATCGCCTGTGAGAAGGTGTGGCTGCCTGTGTATGTGTAATCATCACCGCTTACTAGCACCAAGTCTCCAGAGGTAATAACAAATTCTTGTGTAAGCGTTACTTCTTGCGACGTAGCATCCAGCACTTCAATATCAACCTTAAAGGTCTTGTCAGGGAAGGCCGTTAAATCAACATCCGTAAACAGCAATACAAAGTCATAGGTAACGGTAGTAGACATGCTGGCTTGATTATATATCTTTTCATAAGACTGGCTTACAAACTCATCCGCGTTAAAGGTAAGCTGCTCGTTTTTCTGCGATACCTTGACGTTAGCATTTCCAATAAAGGAGCCGCCACCAAAAGAACGTGTTATATCTAAATACGTGCCAGAAAAGTCGGTAATAAGCGTGTTGCCCAGCTTTTCTTGCTCTACAGCAATGTTGTCATAGGTAGGGATGAAGTATTGCAAAAAGCGGTTTGTACTGGTACCGTCACCCACAACGCGGTAAGGGTTTTGCCCGTAAAACGGTGTGATTTTGTTCTTGCCAAGCAGTACGGGTATAATGCTTTTGCTTACGGTATTCTGCGCGCCTGTAATTTCTGGCCGCTCGTTGCTTGCATCAAAATCATTCTGTGACTGTGCGCCAAAGTTTTGCGGGAACAGCAGCTTGCTAACAGCGCTTGTAGCTCCAGCAACAACCAAGCCAACACCAGCATTAAACAGAAAGCCTGTACCACCACTTGCAAAGATTAAAGCAGCACCCACAACAGCTTGCACCAAGTCGCCAAAGAAGCCACCAGCAGGACGCAATATAACCACAACTTGGTCACTCGCTTTTATCTTGTACCAAGCTCCTACAATCTTGCCGTTTACGTAAAACTGACTTAAATCCGCATCAGGGTATAGATAACCCAACCGTAACCCCGCACAAGCAACAGGTTTAAAGCTTACGCGCTTACCAAGGCTTCTAACCTCAACCATTGCCTTTGCACGCTCTTTGCCTAGCTTGGCATCATACCAATGCCAAAAACCACCCAAACAGGCGTAGAAGGCGCGCTTCCAATCCTTAATAACTCTTTTTATGCTAAAACTTCGTAAAATGCGCATTTTGTGCCTTTAATTCTATCACAACGGGTTTCTTCTTTTGTGCGGTGTATATAATGCTTTCCGTCTAAGCAATAACCCACATGCTCTATAATACCACTTCTATGCACAATGCACCCCTGTTTTGGCTCTTTTATTTTACGTGCCCGCATGTTGCTAACCATGCAATCCGCGTAATCCTTTTCTTCAAAGCCAACAATAGGAAAATCAGGCAAGCTAATCCCGTGCACGTCCATAAATATATCCTGCATAAGCGTCCAGCAATCATGTTCACCTTTTACGTATTCGCCATTCATGTATTTTGCCACGTCTATCATAAGTATAGGTTGTTAAAGTTATTCTTGCTAAACCGCAAAGAGCTAATGTTAAAGCCTAGAGAAGATTTAATCGCCAATCCTAACGCAATAGCATCCTGCGTTACTTCACAGCTAGATACAGTGTAAACACCTTTAGGGTATAGCTCACCAACCACATCGCCATTGTTGCTCTCTAGGTGCGCTAAGTACGTGCTTACCTGAATATCTTCGTTATCTACAGCATTACTAATTTCTTCAGCAATACGGCGGTCAATGTTAGCAATAGCCACTGTAGACGATGCGCTTTCACCTTGCGATGAAAGTGTTAAGGCAAAGGGTAAGCTTTCATATTCGGTACCGTCAATGTTAATCGGTGTACGGCTACCAGCGTTGATAAGGTTCCATTCTTGACTAAACCCGCTGTGGCGCAGCTCTATAACTTGATATATGCCACGGCCTAAGTATCTACTGGCAGAAGATTTAATTAACTCTAGGTTCATTATACATCAAACCTTTGTCTTGCTAGGATGCGCTTGCCGTCATGCGTTACAATAGCATCACCGTTGTGTGTGACAATAGTGCTTTCACGTTTAATCACCACAGGGTCAAGGCTTAGCACAAGGTTTACTGTCCACTGGTTAGACGTTGCAGTATAAGTAGGCTTACCAACAAAGCGCGCTGTACGGGTCACGCCAAAGCGGCAATCGTAAAAATCAAAGGTTAATGTACCCTGTCGGGTTTCAGAACGATAAAAGCTTTTAAAGCGGATATAATCATTATTTGTAAGCACCAAGCTACCGCTAACGATGTTTTGAATATCCGTAAACACTTCACGGCGGAAAGGTACCCCAGCATCAGGTGTTAGTTCTTCAAAGCCCGCCTGTTCTTCATCAGAAAAGCCACTACTTAGTAAGTTACCAAAGCCCCACATTGCCATTATACTGCTTGCACCCCTACGTTTTGAGTTCTACTTAATGCTGTGTCAAAGGCTGCACGGCTACGGTCACTTGCCAAAGCACCGTTTACTCTACGCACAAACACGTCTACTTCGTTGTTAGGGCGCTCAACCGTTTCAATCTGCGCACCTGACTGGTTGTAGATGTTAATGTTAGGACTTACAGCACCCACACCTAAGTCACCGTTAGAGCCACGTTTTAAGGGCATGATAGCCTCCGCACCTGCCTCACCTGCCAAACCTGTACCACCCTGCATAGGGAACAGCGTAGGGCTATTCACAACACCACCCTTGGCAAAGGCTTGCAATGGCCCCACAAAGCCTGCGTTACCCGTCTGTGCAATTCTAGCACCTGTACCTTGCCCACCAAAGAAACTGCCACCTGCTAGTGACAAGCCAGCACCTACAAGGTTGCTTAGGAACCCACCGCCAGAAGGTGCGCCTTGGCTTATAGCACCGCTCAAAGCGTTGCGTGCAAACTCGTTAGCAATCTGGTTAATAACTTGCAGGGCTGTCTGGCCAAAGTTCTTAAATGCGTTTTCACCGCTTGTTAACGCATCCAGCAAGCTATCCTTTAAGTTACCTTGCAGGCTATCACGTATCTGCTTAGATGCTTCATCCCAAACATCTACAACAACGTCCGCATCGTTTTGAGCTACAATACCTGCCGCTTCACTTGTGGCAACGCCCGCGCTGTTAGATACTGCTGGTGCTGTGGGTGATACGGGCTTGTTTGTTTTTGTGTCAACGGGCTTAACTCTTGCTGACTTAGAGCTAAGGTCAAATATCTCAACAAATGAATTCTTAATGTCCTTCAGGTCGTTACCAACCTCTGAAGCCACGCCTTTGCTTGTTTTTCTAATAATGTCAAAAGCACCTGTTAAGTCACCCTTTAATGCGCGCACTATGCCAAACCCTAAAGACGCCACAACCTCGCCAAGGCCAAATATTGATGTAACCACCGCATCAATGGTTTCACCCAAAAGCACGACAACATCAATAATAGTGCCAAATACTGCAATAAAAGCAGGGGCGCCAATATTAACGAATTCAGCTAGAGCAATTTTCATTTTATTGAAAGAAGGAAGAAGCTCACCACCAAGGCTAGTGTTTAAGTTAACAATAGCGTTCCCGAGTATTCTGGTAGAAGCCGCATAGCTACCCTGTGAGCGCTCTACATCACCCACGGCGTCCGCACTTTGCTTCAATACAGCTTGATAGGTTAGTAAAGCCTTCTCACTTCTGCTCAACTCCTCAAAAACAAGCCCTTGCGCTTCTGCAAAGCCTTTTAAGTCGGTTTGGCTAAGCTTAACACCTAACCCCACAAGCGCGTCAGTTTCACCAAGCAGCGCCTTTGTAAGTACGCGGGATGCCTCGGCAGCTCCACCCTGAATATTGTTATAGCTTGTTAGGTCTGCGGCAAGTTGCTGCACTTGCGTTGATAAAGTTAACGCTTCAGTAGCAGTAAACCCAAAACCTTTTAGCAGGTCGCCAGTATCACTTAATAGCTTCTTGCTTTCTTGACTAGATAAATTGTAGGCTTCTGCTAGTTTTGCCGCCACTTGCTCTGCGGTGGTTTCAATACCTCTAAATGCGGTGTTAAACTTGTTTTGGGTTTCTTCTGCTTGACTAGCTAGATTAACCAAAGCATTTGACATATCAAACACCTGCTTAAGCGCAACAACAGTAAATGCGCCCTTTAATGCTGTGCCTAAATTTAAAAAGCTTTTCTCGCTACGTTTAGCAGCATCGCCAGTCTTGCGTACAGAGGTATCTAACGCCTTAAATTCAGCCGTAGCCGACTTTGCGTTACTATCTACCGTTATCTTTACCTTACCATCTGCCATTGCTATCCACCTCTAATAATGCCCTCACACCTACACATAAGTAATACGGGTCTTTTTGCACGTCTAGCTTCATCATACCACATTTAACCCACCTAAACACGTCATAAATATACGAAAAGTCATCGTCCACCATATCCATTACGTCGCCCTTCTTGCCTATATAAATAGGGGACTTTACATCCCCTACAAAATACAACCTATTGCGCTCTTTTTCTGAAAGGTTAGCATCGTACTTACCGCTTTTAAGCAGCTCGTAGGCGACTAGGACTTTTTTTCAGTTTTACCTGCATTGTCTTTGAGGCTTTGGAACTCTTCCACAACATCCACAAGAACAGATGTGATTTCAGAGCCACCTAAAGACATCATGTCAGCAAAGCTTTTAAAATCAATAGCCTTGCCGTCCTCGTCCAAAATCTCTGGCTTATTGTCAAACTCAACAAACAACCCGTCAATAAAAGCCACAATCTGGCCGTTATCTCTTAGGTCTGCTAATTTAAGCAAGTCTACCTGTGAAGGGTAACGAAAGACAAGGCTAAACTTATCCTCACTACCCTTACAAATAGAAGGCGTCACCACAATGTTTTTAGTGCGAGCCTTTAACTGCATTATACAACCTCACGAGTGTATAGGGCAGGCTTAATGTTGTTTACAGTGTCGTTAGTTACACGGATGTTAGCACTAAATGTTTGTGCAGAACCCTGTGCAATACCACTGCTTGTACTCAGAATAGTGATAGGCATGAAGAAGAACTCTACAGGCTCGTTTTGCGTGCTATCTTTATTCATTTGGTACTGTAAGTAGAAGATGTCGCTGTTTTGCTTCTCAAGGTCAGCAGTAGAGCCGTCAGCGCTAAGCTTAACCGTGTCAATAAAGCGGTTTACTAATTCGCGGACTTCTTCATTACCACTCTCATAAACACCGTCAAAAGCGCCTGAAAGGTCAGTACGGCCTGCACGGTAAGTCTTAATACCGTCGCAAAGTGTTGTAGTTTCAATTTCGTCCTTGTTAAAGTCTAAGCTACCGTTTTGCACGTAGCAAAGCTCGGTGAAGGTAATAGGTGCCACGTCATCGTCAATTGCCGGAACGTCGGTTTCAGTTAGGTAAACCAAGTAGCCAGCTTCAATGCCTGTAGGTAAAGTAGAGCCGCTAGTCGCAATGCCTTTTACCACATAGTAGCCTTCTGCTGGAATTGCTGTTGTGCCGTCACCAATAATAGTATTGCCCACCGCGCCCTTTGCCAAGTTGCCGTCTTGGTCAATAAGTTGTTTTGTTGCCATTTTTTATCCCCTGTTGTAATTAAATGTTTTAGCTAAAACATCCGCAGCGAGGCCATTATCCTTAAAGTTTGCACTTGGGCTAGGCTCGTGACGAACTGACACAATTTTATACGTTTCACTGCCATGTGTCAAACTTGTTAATCCATTCAAGAATAAATCAAGCTCTCTTTTAATAGCAAAGCCGTTAGTTGTTAGCTCACTATATACCGTGAATTGAATTAGGCTATCCCCTGCATCAAACTGGCTGTTGCATAAAAATTGAGGGTCTCCATTGCTATCCAGTACCCACATAATAATATAAGGCGCCTTTGCACTGGCCTTTATATCACCAAAACCAAACGTAAGTGAATAACCACTTACGCTGAAGTTATCTTTTACATGATTAAATAGGGCTTCTTCAAACATTATCTAAAGTTCCTTTTGAATATATCATTAAACGCTGCTGCACCCGCTCTGGCCGCATTGCGCATGGTTGGCCTTGGTTGGCGGCTTGTGCCTGTTACACCGTACTCAAGGGCTGCTGAATAGCTTGCGTTGGCCGTTACACTTCTATCGCTCAAGCTAGCCTTAATGTTATTTCTAAAAAAGCCCGTGTCAACAGGTGCGTTACGCTTGGCCACTTCTTCAACCTTAAACAAAGTCTGGTCTATACTACGCTCTACAGCGCGCTCAAACAATACGTCAAGCTTTGGCATATCAACTGTCATCGCTCACCTCTTCTACTTTCCAGTCATTTGTAACTAGAGTTATAGTAAACTCATCAAACCCATCGTGAGAAACATCCATTTTAAAGTTTGTACAGTCAATCAAGTTCCCATCAACAAACAAAGCCACAATTCGGCCTTGCTTTTTCATTAATTTAACTTCTTGCATATCATTTACTCCCATCGTCAAAATCTACGTTAAACTCACAGTGCTGACCAGCAGCAGGGCTTAACCCCGCCACACCCAAAGGCTGGCTACCCGCACCAGATACAATATAAAACTGGCCGCTTAAAGTGTCTTTCACCTTGTCGCCCTCTTTTATCTTGCTATTCATCGCCAACGGGCAATACAAAATGCCGCCAACCGTGCTTGTATCCTTACCATTGCGGAACGTGTTGCTATTTGATGGCACTTGTACCAACCCCTTAAAGGAGCACACATAATCAAACCCAGCAGGCGTTGCGAAGTCCGCCCCTTCGCTGTAGCGGTGTAACTCAAACTTGCGGTAGTGGCTACTAAGCGACAAAGCGCACCCCACGGTAAGCATTTAGCTTAGATATAATTTCTAACGGGTACTGCGAACCGCCAACAGCAGGGTCTTGCTTGCTATAGCTATAGTTACCCACGCGCTCGCTATCCTTATCACTTACAACGCGCTTAAAGGCATCCCACCACACCATTTGAGATACAGTGCTGCCAAACACAGCGGGCGGACGCATTAAGAACACATATGCGCTTTCAGTAGTGTTTACAACGCTTGGATTGTTTAGTGTAATACTGCCCTCGCTTTCCGAAATTACATAGCTCACAAGGTTGTTACGCAAGCCACCACGGAACTGCACTAAATCACCCACAATAAATGGGTCATCGTTAATGCCCGTTACCACACCGTCAATAAACGTATAGGTTGAGGCGTCGGCATGGTAACGTATAAAGTCATGGTCAAGCTCTACCTCGTGCATATACAGGCGGTCAAAGGTTTGTGATAACCGCGCGTTGTCTTGACGCTTTACGTAGAAGTAATTGTTTAAATAGTCGCAAGTGTTTTCAATAACAGAAGGGATTGTGCTTTCAATAAGCTCATCAGCCGCAACCTCAATGCGTGTTGCAACGCCGCTATCCACATCATAAGAATGGCCACGGGTATAAGCGCCAGCCGTATTGCTACACAACCAAGTACCGTCATCAGCAGGCAAGGTGGCTTGCACAAAGTCGTACTCGTTGTTTCTTTTTACCGTAAACAGGTCAATCATTCTGCACCGCCCTTATGTTCTCATACACTAGCTTTGTTTTACACTTGTTATGCGCCTCACACTTGACTAAGGGCATAAAAACTCTTTCGTTGTAAGGCTCTGGATAAAAGAACCCGCCCTTACAGTAGCCGTTAGCAGCGTAGAACTTGTCTTTATACAAGCCAACCACTCTTATTAGCTGTGGGTATTGTAACATTAAAACGGCCTTAATCCAATTAGTTTAGTGTTTGTGTATCGCATATCATTCTCTAGCCCGTAACGTATCGCGTCTATTGCGTGGTTGAAGTCATCAATAGGAACCGCCATTGCTTTGCCGTTCTTATCCTTCTTCCATTCGTAGTTTTGGAACTCACTCTTAATATTAACACAGTCACCATGAATAACCACCTTGCTAAAGCTTTGTATCTTCTTAATCCCGCTCTCAATACTACCTGCGCCCTTCTTGACAGACATAGCATTAACACCATAGCTTTTATATTCTGCAATAGACTTAGGCTCTGCGCTATCGCAATACACTGGCTCTCTCCCAGCCTTAGCAGATACCATGGGCGCGCTATCCTTGTTCAAAAGCCCTGTGGAGTATATCTCATCGCATATGTACAACGTGTCTTGCTCTATAGCCATGCGGACGTAAGCGAACGGGTCTTGAGAAAATCCCCAGTCAAGGCCGTTGCGGTACTGGCTAAACCGCGTCTTGTCAAAGTCCCTAACTTCCCAGTTAGTAAATATAAGCCCTTCAGCTATACCAATCTCACCAAGGCCATACACACGCCAAAAGTTATTATCCCCTTGCTTGCTCTCAATAAAGTTTACAATGTTCTGCGATAGGTGCTCGTTATCCTTATACGTGGACTTAATTAAAATGGCTTCGTCGGGCTTATTCTCTACAATATCATGCGCCCAAAAACGAGAGGTGGGGTTGAAGTCAATAAACGTCATCTCACTTGTACGCATCATGAGCTGCTCCACAATGGGGTATTTATGGTGGTTGGCTTCGTTTACGTACAGTATATCTCTAGCACCACCGTGCGCGCTACCCAACTTATCCAGAGCAATAAAGTTAATCACGCCCCCGCTCTTAAAGCTTATAGTCTTATCAGTGGCCATAAACATATCGTGGAAGTCTAGCCCCATACCTTCCATAACTTTTGGCATATCATTTAACACACCCATTTTTAAGTGGGGTACGCTTATGCCTGCAATATCAATCTGCTTCTTGTGGTGCATTGCCAGAATAACAAGCACCTGCAATATGGAAAAGGTCTTGCTAGAACGGCTACCGCCCTGATTAACAATAACGCTATACCCTTGCTTGTAGGCCTCTACATTTTTCTCAAATACTTTTGTTGTTTTTAGCAATTTTAAATCCTTAATATTTTCAAAGGTTTAGTTAACCCTCGCCACTACTAAAACACCCTACTTTTTAGCAGTATCTTCCATTAGGCTATCAACCAGCTTCTTTTCTCTATCCGTAGCAACCACAACAGCCAAAGGCTTTCCTTCGCCGTCGGTGTGTTTAAGGTTCTTGCTATCACCATACACTGGGGCATTGCGCTTGCCTGCTAACCACTTCTCGGCGTCAATCATAACACGGGCTGCGTCGGGCTTTAGCTGGTCTCCCTCTACGGCTGCAATAATAGTCTCCAGTTTGTGCTCCACAGTGTAGCTAATAGCTTTTCTCGCACGCGCGTACTCTTCACTTAATTCTTCATCCAAAGCAACCCACTTATAAAATGTGTTGTAGGTAATGCCCGCCTTTTCACAAGCCTCTACGATTGGCATATCTATTACATAATCACAAACCTCTTTAACTATGCGCATCTTTTCTTCTGGTGGTGTTGCTGGTCTACCTGCTGGCATATTTCTTACCACAGTTGCGGCGCTGGGTTAATAGTGCCGTCATTAAGTACGCTGCCAAAGCTTTGGTTTGTGAATAGGGTGTTACCTGCATATACACGGGCATCCCATGTTTGCGTTCCCTCTAGGGGGTGAGAGAAGTATATCCAAGCCTTTACGCCTTCACCTGCTTCGTTACCTGCTCCAATACCGTAACATACTTTACTGTTTTCGTTTGTTGCGCGGCTGTTTGTTGAGGTGCTGCTTAGAATAAACAGTTTAGTACCGTCATCCACCGCATGGACGTTAGGGCCCTCGTTATTGTTAGATACCTCGTCAATAATAATAAGGGTACCGCCGTCATGAATTGTAGAGCCGTTATTGTTAAAGCTGCCAGTGCGCCCGTTAAAGGTGGTGTTGCATTTCACTTGGGTAAACAAACCAATGTAACCTAGCCGCTCACTGTGGTTAATGCCGTCACGGTGGTTACTTAGCGCTTCTACTTCTTCTAGGTACCCGTCAGCGCCGTTGGTGTCTAGGCCGTTATCATTCATGCAGTAGTTAAACTTAGAGCGTCTGGCGTATAGCTTAGGGCGTTCACCTGATGACGCATTGTTAGCCACGCGGAAGGCACGCACACCCCCGTAAAAAGCCGCATCTTCAATGTATGTTGTGTGGTCGCCGTTATTCTCTACGCCGTTAAAGTTAAAGCAAAGCTTAATATCGCTGTCATCAACAGATATATCACGGCTATCAAAGGTGCGTACCCATACGCTAGAATTATCACTGTACCAAGCGCCACCGATATCCAAAAGCTCTTGTTCAGTAAGAGCCTTTAAATCTGCTAAAGTGTCTTGCTCTATGGTATCAGTATAAATGCTACCTCTTTCAAGCTGTGTGATGTTAGACTTATCAATAACACGACCGTTATTCATGGCAGAGCGGTTAGCTTTCCACGTGTTGCCGTCAGCCGCCCATGTTTGACTTTCAAAAGCCGCCCACATCTCTGGTAAGCCTAGACCACGGTCTACGCCGTAAATCTGCACGTCACTGTTAATGTTACCCGTCATAATGTGGTTGCGGTCATAATCAATGCTTGCACCTGCAATGTAAATAGCCTTGCTGCCAGATTTAGCCTTAGCGGCGTTAGGTGTTTTTAAAGCGTTATCCCAGTCAAGGCCGCTATTGCTGTTGCTCCCATTGTCTAAATCAACATAATAAGTGTTAGCCACGGAGGGCTTTACAGCCTCAAAATCAAAGTCAGTAGTCACAAGCCCGTTATTATAATAAATATCATAAGGCAGTGTGGCAATTTCACTAGGCATTGTTACAAGCCGTTTTGGCTCGCCTACTGCACCAAGCATTCCGTTCGCATTTAATAAACCCATAAGTAACTCCTTTTTTGTACAGTAATTCTAACACCTTCAGCCTTATATATCCAGCCCAAAGTAAGTAGGGGGAGGTATCTCAAAACCCATTTCTTGGCATTCCAAAATTACTTCATCAAGATATTTAGAAAATTTTTTTGTATCTTTGACTGCTGTGCTATCAGAAACATCAACCAAAGTTCCGTTTACCTCCTCCATTTCTGCCTCAATGTATTTACCTTTAAAATAAGCATGCCACGCTTTGCTTGACGGCTTGGTTGCGTCCGCCAAAGTTTTTAGCACCACACCCCAGTAATAATTATTCTGTTGAAGCGTGCGTTTTTCTCGCACATCTGTATTAACTGTAATGCCCAAAGGAAGCCTCATAATTTCATTCATAAGCCTTTCCCGTATAAGCTCGTCACGTATTGTCCAAATCACTTTGAACCCCCAAAATTAACCCGCACCACGTTATCGAAGCTCTGTTCAATATCACTTGGCTTTATCGCATCGCTAGGCTTTAAAAAGGTGTTTAACAGCTTCAAAAGCCCGCTTAACGTGTCATGGCTACCTATGCTATAAACCAAAGTTACGTCCCCCTCTAGCCCTCTAATGCTATAGCTGTATTTACTATCTTCACTGCAGAAATAAATGCGTAAAATTGAATTGCCGTAATAGTTTCGTTTAAATATCTCTCGTATAATCATTTAACGCTCCTTTACCATTGCCTTAACGTTCAGCTTATAAATTCTAACAAACTTGCGCAAAGTGTTTCTGTTAATCCCCAAAGCCCTTGCAGCAGCCACTTGGTTGCCACGGGCACGCTTTAGAGAAGTATTAACGACGCAATACAAAATACTGTTGTAAGCCTCTTTGTAATAACCGCCCATTTTCGCATAAGACGGCGGGGCGTTGCGCTCCATTAGCTCGTTAAAGTCCGCCACCATAGCCTCGTTTACATGTTCTTTGTTATATTCAATCATGTTTAATCCTATCTGTTATAGTTTTTTTCTTTTTTCTCAGTTAGCGTTATCATATCAACAAAAGCAACTGGCGTTCCGTTAATCTCTGCAATAGCATCGTTAATAACAACAACGTAACCATAAAAGATAAAGCCCCCATGCGTATAGATACCAACTTCTTTGCCCTCTTCTTCAAAAATAGAGCAGCGCATTCTATTTAATTCTGCCAGTTTATTTTTGTTTTTAAAGTATTCTTCCATTTATTTTAATCCTTAACTTGATTTAAATTATACCCGTTGCGTTCAAAGTTATCCCGCGCACCTTGCCTAGAAGAGTAACCCTCGGTTGCTACGGCAATATTTTCTCCATTGCTTGCAGTCACAAGCCAACGGTGGTGCCCCATGTGGTCTACGTAAAACTCTAGTGTGTCGCCGTCTTTTAGTTTAATCATCTTTAAGCCCTCCTAACAGCCGCATAACATCTTCAACCTTACAAAATTCACCGTCTATTGTAGAAACCATGGCACTGATGCTTTTGCCCTCCACAATCGTACTCACAGAACAATACCGCTCTAAATCTGTAGGGATTTTATTATTCACAAACCTATCTAATATGGGTTTAAAATCTTCTTCAAACTGTGCTCTATCTTCTTCTGACACTTCGTTAAAGTATAAAATATCCATAAGGTTTCCTATTAACTGCTTCTTGTCCATTTATTCACTTTCCATTTTGTTTATTTCTGCAAGGGCTTTGTCGGCTATTTTAGCCTCAACGGTATCCTCCTCACCCTCCCAACTTACAATTTCATGCAAAGCCTCCTTAGCCACCTCAAGCTGGGCGGTGAGGCGTTCGCTATCCTGCCATTGGCTCTCGCGGTGCTGGGCAAGTTCATTTGCTATATTGTCACGCTTATCACGCCCGCTTAAATCAATGTTTCCACTCATAAATGCCAAGCGCATTATAATTTTTTGAGCCAACTCACGGTCTTTATCTGTTACTGGCATTTTATCGCCCCTCTATTTGTAAACATAAATTACAGGTGAACTGTTCTGTTAAACCTTCTTTGACCTGTTTTTCAAGCCAAGGTGTAAAGCCTTCTTTTTGCTCTTTTGAAAACTTATATGCGCCAGAAATATCACGCTCTGCGTCAACATCCTTTCCATACATGTTCCAGCATGTAGAAATAAAACTCATGTACCTCCAAGTGTTATCAATATCGCCACCTGCATCCAAATACAATTTATATCGCTTATTCTTATTCATGAATTTTACCTAACAAGTTATTTGAGCATCCCATTCCGTTAGGGTAATTTAAATATGAGCCATTCAAGCGCCAACCAACATTCTTAGTTACATCGTGCAGCAAGAACCCCATTAAGCAAACGTCACCTTCAAAACCATTCTCTGCTAAATTGCAACCCACCCAAGCTCTGCCGCCTCCCGCAATCTGATAAAATCCAGCACCTTTATATTCAAAACCCATCCTACTCACCTCCTTTGTTGTGTTTGGCTAAAACGCGGGTTGCATTGGTTTTGTTAATTTGCTTAACAGCATCCAAATAATTGAAGTGTACGGACTTATTGTCGCCCTTCCCCACAACAACCACATGCTGTTTGCTGTGATTATTTAATAAAACAGCCTCAACATCTGGATTGTCATGTTCAAGCTGTTGCGCTTCTAATTCAGTCATTCCTACTCACCTCCTTTGTTGTGTTCATTTGTTTGGTTTTCTGTTTTTCCAGTCTTAAGACAAAATATTTGCTTTAATATCTTTAATTCATAAGAAATGTTTAATTCTTTGTACCCCAAATAAACGGCTACTGGTATAGAAACAGTCAAAACATATAAAATAGTAAATGGCACGAATAATTTATGTGTTCCATTCTTTATTCTTTTTTTCCACTTAGGCGATAAGTTCTCAAAATCTACTGAACACATCCCTTTACCCTTTATCTTGTTGTTGGTGTTTGCGTATTAAGTGCTCTGCCTCTGCCATAACTTTTTGCCACGGCTTTTCCCATGTCGGCAATGGTGCCCCGTTTTGAAGGCTGTGTAATCCACTTAAAGCCTCCACCAGCTCCGCCACTTGCTCTTGCAGGGCTTCGTTTTCCTTTTTTAATTTGTGTGAATAGGTGTCTGCGCTATCCAAGAATTTAATTTTCTTCTCTATTTCATTTGCAGCTTCAAACATAGTTTCAGATATATTCTTGTCGTAATTTCGAGTTTGGACAGATAATCTGCGTAGGTTTTTAATTGTGTCGCTCATAACCGCTCCTTATTTATTAAAATAATCTCTTATAACAGGCGTGATAGCATCCGCTACTTTGCTCATAGTCGCCCTATCTCTATACAAGCTAGTTTTCAAACCTAGACAGTTGACAATATCACCAACTAAATCGTTAATCTGCTCTTCGCTTAACCTTTCGTTTTTCAGCATGTTAAGCATGCGACGTTCTTGTTTTTCAATCTCGGCCTGCCTTAAATCGTAACCGTCGCACAAAGCGTCAGCCTTTATGTTTTTAATCTCTTTTTCAGAGTAAACATCATGCACTTGTTTCTGGTCAGTGAATGATGCAATAAACCGTTGCTGTTCCTGCCTAACCCTATCAAGCTGATTTTGTGCGTCTTGCAAAGCTTTTTGTAACACTTCAATACGGAAAGCTTGAACTTCTTTGTGAGTTTTAAGGTTTTGTATCTCTTTATCCATAACTACTCCTTGTCCATACTCTTTATTTTTTCTAAACCTTGGCGAGATAGTGTAACCATCTTGTTATAGGCGGTTTCATAATCATCTGCGTCATTACTCATCTCTATGGTGAGCTCTTGCTTTGCAAATTGTTCGATTAGTTTTCCTGCTATCATGGCCTCCATTGAAACTTGAAGAATTTCTAACCTATCTTTATGCCTCTCTTCTTCAATAGCCTTTAGCCAATTGGTAGCCACCTTGCGGACATCTTCCTCTACACCATCTCTGGTATTTTCATCAATTCCATTAAAGCACAAAACATCCAAAATATCCGTTGTGAGCCTGTCTATTTTTGTAGCCATTCTTAATCCTCCGTTTCAGGCGTTGGCAGACATAAGTCACATATACACCAAGTTTCATACTGACCGTTTTCGTCTGTGTCACCTTCTTGAACTGTTAATGCACTCCACTGGCAAAATTGTCCGCACTCATTACATTTATTTTTTCCGCGTTTATCAACCATTACTTTCCCTCAAGCCTTGTTTTGTAAATTGTTTGTCAAAATCGTGGCAAGCTTCTAGAGCCAACCTACTCTTTAAAATTTCACCATAAACAGCGCCCCCAGACAACATAACTAACGATAAAATACAGAAAAAACAAAAAGTAATTCCCACAAATTCCAGTGTTTCGCTTTCAGTTACCTGTAAAATTATACGTGGATGTTCCAAAATTACACCTCCTCTGATTTAACGCGCAATTCATCTTCGCAAAAATAAAAAAGCTCTATAGAATTTTTAGTCACATCTACTGGGCTTTCGGTCAAAATCTCCACAACATAAAAAGCATTTTCTTGGTTTTTTGTCACATACTTAGCAGCAGCTTCTTGCGCGTGCTCAATACATTCAAAATCTTCAAAGATGTTGGTGTTATTTTCTTCAGGTGCAATACCATACCGAATGGCATCTACAAACTCTGCAATTTCGTCTTGACGGCCTTGCTCTGCTTTAATCATAGGGTTGTCTAACATAATAAGCTCCTTAAACAATAATCATTAGCACAAGCGCAAGCACAGAGCCTAGTGTGGTTACAGCCACACCTTGCATAACTTGCAGGTTTAGCTTTTCTTGTTGAGCGTCAATGTCTAACAGCTCTTTAAATCCGTAAGCTTGGGGGCGTTGTTTAATCATGTTTAGGTCTTTCGTTTTTATTTATACGTATAATGTAACCCGCCCCTAACAACAAGTCAAGCATATTTTTTATATATTTTTAAAAATAAATTCTTGCATGTTAATTTAATGCTGGTACAATACTGGCAGGGCGGAGCAATTCGCTACAGGGTTCCTTTACGCCCCCGCCCGCTCGTTATTCGGGAAAGTAAAGGCGAGATAAACAAAGTAAAGGAATATGTTATGGATATAACAAAATTTAATGATTTGGGTGATTTTGAAGGCTGGAACTTTGATGTGCCTGACCACGCACGTAAATATGCTGTAGAAGGCGCAAAAATAGCTATCGAGCAGGTAATGCAAGATTTAAGATTAAAAATTCACGGTGAAGAGCTAAGGGTTAACCTTTTAGATGATTGGGATACTGACGAAGTTTATAGAGAAGGCGCTTCATTTATTATTAAGTTAAGAGATATAAAAGTGGTAAGTTTATGAGTGTTAAACAAATAACCCGTGTTTTTGCGGACACAACAATAACCAGCAACGAAAAGCTAGTTATGCTGGCACTGGCGGACTACGCAGGCGATGAGGGCGTAGCTTTTCCGCTTGTATCAACACTTGAAAAAAAGTGCAGTCTGCCTAAAAGGACTATTTTAAATAATATTAAGAAGTTGCAAGAAAAAGGCGTTCTTTTAAGAAAATTAAGGGCGCGAAAGTCTGGTGGGCGCTCTTCTAGTAAGTATTTACTTTACCCATTAGAAAACTGGACTGTATTGGACGAAGAAACACGTCAATACTTCTCTTCAGAGTATAGCCAAAGTGCTGATTTGGCACCAATGACCCAAAGTGCTGATTTGGCACCTAACCCCCAGAGCCAAAGTGCTGATTTGGCACCTTGCTATATAGAAGAACCGTCACCTAGTATTAACCGTCACTCTCCCCCTATAACACCCCCAAATAAAAATGATGATTATTTTAATGATTTTTGGGAAGTCTTTGCAGATAAGCGAGGTAAGGACGGGGCACTAAGGGTATGGAAAAGATTAAAGTTAGATAACATAGCGCAAGACGTTATTAACGGCGCAGCAGCCTATGCAAGAACTAGAGGCGGTGATAAGAAATACTGGAAGCAAGCGCAAGGGTGGCTTAATGACGGGCGGTGGAAGGATGAATACCAGCCTACGCACGAATGGGATACAGACGAAAACACGCCTTTTTAATAAGAAAGAAAAATAATGAAACAAATAATGCAGGGTTACAGCCCAACCAAGCCAACAGTAAAAAAAGTGGTGCCAGTAGATATACTGCACATAGACGCTATATGGCGCATGTTTTCTGCAAAGTACGGTGATTACCAGCTAAATTCAGGGCAAAGCATTGCAGCAGAAAAGCAATTCTGGATTAAAGCTTTAAAGCAATACGCGCCAAAGGACTTAAACAAAGCCGCAGAATTTTACATGCTAAACCAAAAAAGGGATTATTGGCCAACGGCTGTACAAATACTGGATATTTTAAAAGAATGGGGAGTAAAGCCATATTCACCACCTGCACTACAAACAGCAGAAAGCATGGCGTACGACGGTTTTGTTAAATGGTACGAACAATACATTATGCCTGTTAATTCTTGTGCTATGTGGGATAATAACAAAGCACCCTACTTAATGCAGAATGACCTGCAAGCAGCCTTGAATTGTGTTATAATGACCGAACAAGCCAAGCAAAAGAAATGGGGCTTTAAAGAGGCTACTATTCAGGCATGGATGCGCGGTGACTTTGTGCGGCGCTTTGAGAAGGCCATTTCTGATATTCGCAAGGACAAGGAAGAAGAATGAAAGACACCACACCCGTTATATTAGGCATTGACCCCGCGACCAAATGCGGTATTGCCGTTTTAAGCGTTTTGAATGGCTCTCTGGTGGGGTACGATACAAAAACCTTCAAAAGTAGCCTAAGAGGCCGTACAGGCGGCGCAGCACACCTTTTGCACACGTGGATAGGTCGCTATAACATCCAAGCCTACGGAATGGAAAAACCAAACCGCTTTTACAACGCCATAGCGTGCGGCTGGTCAATTATGGCAGTGGCGGACTGGTTAATGATGCAAGCTGGCATAAACCCGCCTGTTGTGGTTACAGCAACCCAGCTTAAAAAGTTTGCAACTGGCAAGGGTAACGCCACAAAAGAAGATATGGTAAAGGCTGTAAAAAAGCTGTACCCTGAATTTAACGGTGATGACAATGCGGCGGACGCGGTTATGATAGCCCTGTACGCTTTACACGAATATAAGGACAAACATGCAGCTACATAAAGAATATAACGGCAAGTCTAAAGGCGGCCACTGGTTCTACAATAACACGTACATGTTTAACCTGTATGTTTTCTTTGCAGAATATAAGGACGTTGAGCATATAGTGGGTGGTGAGCGAACGTCGGACGCATGCGCTGTTCCTATGAATGAAGGTGACGTAGCCCTTGTGTTTACTAAAACTGGCAAAGGTCATGATATTATCGCACACGAATGCTTGCACGGCACTAACATGGTTTTAAGCCACAAAGGCGTAGTTCCCTGCTTTAAAAATGATGAAGCACAGGCTTACCTGCTTACTTGGTTTATAAAATGCGTATATCTAGCAAAGAAGAATAATAAAAAGCCTAAGAAATAACTTAGGCTTTATTGGTTAGGCTTTTAGCTTATAGTACATACATCCAACGCCGTTATGCTGACGTGACGTAAGCAAGCCTTCTTCACGCAATTCACGCAGCCTACGTGATACATTGCTACCCAAGGCCATTTTCTTATGGATACGCAACAGGTAGTTTGTTACGTGCCCCTCATGGTATTCATGGTTAGGCATTTTTTGAAAGAGCAGCAAAGCCCCCTCACGCACACTTACGTTTTTCTTTTTAGCCGTTTGTTGCTTTAGCCAGTTAATCATTTTTGTTGCCTTCCATTGTTTTTCTTATGCGGTACATCGTAGGGATGTGAGCCTTTTTTGTATTGCCTAAGCGCCAGTGCTCTAACGTCATGTGCGCAACCTTTGCCTGTTTAGCAAACTCTCGTACTGTTACGCCGTTGTTAAAGCAATACAGCTCTATAAGCTCGTACATTTGTTGGGGTGATAGGTCTTTATTCATCAAATTGCCCTTCTTCATATTCCACTTTAATACGGGCTATGCGGTCGTAAGCAGCTTTATCATCTGCCCACCTTTTTGTTTTATGTGTTGCAAACGTGTCTTCATAAACATTCACCCAAAGAGTTTTCTTTTCTGGCAGCTTACGGATGAGGTCGTACTCGCTCGGTATATTGTGGCTATGGTAAAGACCGTTAGAGAGCCATGCAAACGCATCATCTCCATGTTTACCCAAAAAAACCTCACCATCTTCAAATTTGGCTTCGGAAGGAACTTGACCTACAACATACACCTTGTCCCCATTCCGCATTTTATACCAACCAGCACCTTCGTATTTAAATGTCATATCTTTATCTTTCTTTTATTATTTATAGGTTAGAATGATATACTATCTTCAAAAGGAGCATCATTAGCAACAGGCGCAGCTTGTGTTGTATGGGTTGGGGACAGATTGTCACCCCCCTTGCCGCCAAGCATCTTCATTTGACCGCTAAAGCCGTCTACCACAACCTCTGTAGTGTACTTCTCTACGCCTTGTGCATCAGTCCACTTGCGCGTTTGTAGCTTGCCTTCAATGTAAACAAGGGAGCCTTTGGTTAGGTACTTTGCCGCAATATCAGCTAGGGCGCCGAATAAAACAATCCTATGCCATTCGGTCTTTTCTTGCTTTTGCCCTTGTTTATCTTTCCAGCTTTCACTGGTTGCACCGTTTAGCGTTACAACAGCTTTGCCGTCATTTGTATTACGCACTTCTGGGTCGCGCCCTAGCCGTGTGATAAGAATTACTTTGTTTAGTGAACTCATTTTATTTAGCTTTCGTTGTTTCTTGGTTTAACTCATCTCTATATTTACCAATAAGTTCTTCAATTAGTGAAAAGCTTTCGTTGGCAATGTTATGTGCACGGTCTGTAGTAGCTACACTTTCAACAGCATAAGCCGCAGCTCCATAATATATAGTTTCTTTGCTAGGTAATAATGATGCTAAAAATAGGATAGGTACCCCGTACTTAAGAAAACCCTTTACGCTTCCTTTTACTTGTTCAGCATCGAATATCTCATCAAACACAAACCCTAGGATGCACACAAAAACTCGGAATGCAAAACCTATCGCTAAAAAATATAAAATTATACTGACACCACTACTTATATCAGCAAGGTATATCAATAACCATAAACTCATTTTTAGTTACTTTCTTTTAGTTGTTTTTGCAGGTCAGCAAGCGCCGCAATACAAGTTTTAACATCGGTTAGGTTGTCACCTGCCACATGGTCAGCAACAGCCTTTAAAGCAGCTTTTGCAGTGCTATAATAGCCCTTTCTGCACCATTGTTTAGTAGGCGTTTTTTCTTTGCCTTTCATTACAATGCGTTTTTCATCAAGCGCATAACAAATATCGTCTAGCTTGTATATTTTATAATTCCCATATTCCATGTTTAGTTACTTTCTTTTAGTTTTTTACCTTTGGCCGCATAAGCAGAGCGCACTGCTGGGTCATCAACGTAACCCGCCTCTTTAATATCAGCCAAAATATCGGTTGTTAGATTTTCAACGCTTGTTGCGCTTTCAATCCAGCCCATTACTTCAGGGCGTTTTACATGCTTGTTTGTTGCGTCAGCGTCTTTAGTGTTATCAATTGCAAAAAGGCCGTTAAGTGCGTACTTACGGGCATAACTAGACGCCGCGCCAGTGATTTGGCTTTCATCCATACCTTTTTTAGAAATAGGCTCACGCGCCCAGCCCTCGGCTTTTACAACATCACCACCATAGGAGAACATTGCCGTTGCTTTTACGTAAACTCTATCGCCAACCACAACCACCTCATCAGTAAGCAAAACACTTGCGTCTTGTGGGATGATAGCTTTTGCAGCCACTAAAATATCTTCGCAGCTACGGTAGTTGTAACCGCCAAAATCATTCTTTTGACCTTTTGGCACAAAAATAGACTTTTGCACTTCTGCCAACATTAGTAACGCTGGGTTTTCTTTGTTAACCATTGTTTAACCTTTCTTAATTGTAGGGGTGTGTGCCAGACATAGATGCAACGTAAGCAGCACCCTCAAGCTCTGGAACTTTGTTTAATAACTTCTGCACGTCAACCAAGCATTGTGCCAGTTCTTGCACTTGCCCGTCACCGTCTAGGATAGCTTCGTGCAGTTGCGCTACTTTGTATTTTAGCTCTTGAATATCCATTTCCATTCTTTCGTTTTTTATTTATACGTTATTTATAACACCCTATATTAAAAGGCGTCAAGCAGTTTATTTTATATTTTTATATTTATTTTATTGACAAGGCTGTTTTGCCGCTGTATGGTTCTTTTATAAATAAAAACGGAGATAAGAATTATGACTAAACACACACCAACGCCAATTTTAATAAAAGCGCTAAAAATTTTATCTGAGGATGTTAAATCAGGCGATGGGGTAGCTAATGCTTGTATTTTTGAGGGTGCGGAACGTATAGAAGCCCTGCAAGCGCAAGTGGCTGAGTTGGCGGAGGCTTTAGACCTGATGAGCGATGCTGCTTATAGGTTGAACTGCGAACCGTTTATGAATGATGACGCTGACACTCGTTTAGCCCGCAAGCTTTACCAGCAAGCTAAAGAGTTTAAAGTCAAGACCTTAGCCAAACACAACAAAGGAGGTGAATAAAATGATAACAACAACGCTAGCAGAAATACGCAAGCATCAACCCTGCAAAGACGGTTGGATTAAACTGTGTAAAAACCTTGGCGGTATTCGTAAGTACGGTAAAAATACACCTGTTACTTTCCAACAGATTTATGAAAGCAACGGATACGATGACGCATTATGGTGTTTACGCACCACAGACAAAAAACACCCTAACTTATGGCGCCATTTTGCAGTTGATTGTGCGAAACAAGTTGAGCATTTAATGAAAGACAAACGTAGTAGAAACGCACTTTTTGTAGCCCGTAATTATGCTGAAGGTCAGGCAACGGCGGAAGAATTGTATGCTGCGAGGGCTGCTGCGGAGGCTGCTGCGAGGGCTGCTGTGTGGGCTGCTGCGGAGGCTGCTGCGTGGTGTGCTGCGGAGGCTGCTGCGAGGGCTGCTGCGGGGGATGCTGCGTGGGCTGCTGCGGAGGCTGCTGCGTGGGCTGCTGCGAGGGATGCTGCGGGGGCTGCTGCGAGGGATGCTGCGGAGGCTGCTGCGGAGGCTGCTGCGAGGGATGCTGCGGGGGCTGCTGCGTGGGCTGCTGCGGAGGCTGCTGCGAGGTGTGCTGCGAGGGATGCACAGATGCAAATATTGTTTGACTATTGTGAGCAAGAAGCCCGACCTAAAGACAGCGAAAAGGTTTTGCAAAAATACATAAAAGAACAACACAACAAAGGAGGTGAGTAGGATGAATAAACATGAATTTCACCTTGAATTAGCAAAAGTTGCTATAGCGTTAGGTTGCCCTAAAAAATACAAGGCATGGAAGGTTGCCGCTATGGATTATTTAAAAGCACTAAAGGAAGGCAATTAACAATGCCAATAACAGATAAAGACCGTGAGTTGGCGAAAAAGCTACTAAACCACATTACAATGAATTCTTGGGATTACAATTGCCCTGACCATAAGCATGATGAAAATACCGTTATTGAATTGCTTGCTCAGCACCGCGAGAGCCAATGGCAGGATATTGATACAGCGCCAAAGGATGGTACGCCTATCTATATGTGGAACAAAGAAACAGGCATTGTAGGCAAAGGTTGTTTTGAAAGTAGTCCTTGCAGCGAAACTTTTGATGAGCACCAAGGTATGAGCTGCTATAACAAGGTAACTTTCTATTACAAGGCGGGATTTATTTCTGATTACCACACATACCACGCAGGTATTGAAAAACCTGATAGTAAGTATGAGTACAAAGAAAAAATCACACCTAACTTACCTACCCATTGGTGCCCTGCAAATACACCAACCCCACCAACAGAGGAGAAATAGATATGAGTAACAATGAGAATAGACTATATAGAATTATTTATGAAATGCGTGTTGGGGCGGGGGCTGGTGAGCATATCCAAATGGAAGAATTGCCTGAATTTATGGAAAAACTGGCTGATGAAAACACCCGCCTCACCGCACAGCTTGAGGTGGCTAAGGAGGCTTTAGGCGCTATACATACAGGCGACCTTACAAACGCAATGATAATCAGAAAAGCCCTTAAGCAAATAAACAAAATGGAAGAAAAATAAAATGAATAACAACATCCTAAAAGCTGTCGTGTTTACATCGCTAGTGCTTATGCTTGTGTGCTTGTTAAAGCCAGGTACTGATAATATGATTTTGTCAGGTTTTTTGTCAGGTTTAATTTTATATTTAACAATTTACATGATATGGGGAGGTAAAAAATGAAAAGCTGGAGCTTAGAAGATTATATAATTTTTATTATTGCTACTGGCGCATCGGTTGGTGCTGTTGTAGTATTATGTTACGGAGCTTTTCAATAAAAGTTTTGCGTGATATGTAGCCGCGATGAGTGGAGTGAAAGCGCAAAAGTCACTTAGTACGACCTGTTTAGTCAATGATTAAACAATGTTCCTATGCTATGTGAAGTCTGGAATGTGTGAGAAAGTTGGACTTAAAAGCACAGTCACACCCCCTGCCGCTGGGTTATGCGGCGAAGAATTGCAAAGCCTGAAAATGAGTGCGCCAACGCACTGCATAGTAGGGGTTGGTAGCAGGGTAATCGTAAAGTTAAACGCCGAAAGCTTTACTCCCTCTTAAGGTGGGTGTCGCTCACATGGTTCCTGTTGAGGTGCAATCCCCGCACTTGGGTCAATGTGCATTAATTTAAAAAGGAAAAACAATGGCCAAACTAGACAAAACACTAAAAGAGCGTGGCGGACGGTACGGCTCCTTTAAAGAAAGTGGAACAAACATCAATACTACTTTGCTAACTTTAAGGAAATCATAGTATAATAAAAACGCAATAAGAAACATCACGGAGCTTTTAAAATGAAAAAAGAAGATGAAAAAGACAAGGAGTACAAGAAGTGCTCTACATGCAAAACACTTACGCATTGTACTGTGTGTGGCAGCATACATAGAACACTGGAACAGCGCTTTAGGTGCTTAGAAGGTCAGTAACTGGTTACAAATTGTAACCTTTTGAAAGAGAGGTGATTTACATCTACCTGCGGCTGGTTAAGCCGTCGCTGGCTCCCTCCCACCAGCGCACCCCTGCTTAACGGCGGGGGTTTTTTTATTCGCAAACCTCTATATAAATAGTATTGTGCGCCAGTATATCCCGCATCGTATCCACGGTTAGAATATCATCATCACTTGTAACAATAGGGGCGAAGTCTAAGCAACTAGCGCTTAAGGTCTTTGCGCAACTTGTCAAAAAGACGCTTAACGTCAGCATCAGACATAAGCTTAATGTCTTGCCTAATGCGTTTAGATACCTTGGCGCTCTCAATGGTGTTTTTAAGCTGTTTATTTTGTTCAATAGACTTACCCTTAGTTAAACCTGCAAAAAATGCCCCTATCGCCGTTAAGATGCGTATAAGGGCGTTTGTAACCTGCGTCATGTTACTTTTCTTTGTTAGGGATTAACCACACAAAGAATGCAGTAAGCGTGGCACCAATAGCACCAATAAGAGGTTCAGTTAAAAATGAAACGTCTACGCCGAATTGCGCGAGCAGCGTGACAATACCACCAATAACAGCAACAATAGCTTTATTAACATTAGTGTTGAGCATAATTCTAATCTTTCCTTGTTCACTTATATTCTAACACGCTAACTACTTTGTATCAAACTTTCCAGTCCAACGCCCCTTTTTATCCATAGGCATTGCAAAAACCATAGGGTTTCCGCCTATTAGCACACAGCACCCCACAATAGGCTTAGAGATATGTTTTTTTGTGTAATCAAACGCCTTGCGCTCTCTACTAATCCCACACCCCACGTTAGCTGCCCACAAAGGCTTGTAATCATTATTTAGGTGCTCTACTTTTAGCTTGGTGTGCTTGTCACCCATAATCACGTTCTTACCAATCATTTTAGCAAAGGATAGCGCGTCAGCAGGCTTGTTATCACCATGCACAAAAACAACCCCGTCTATCTCTATACTGTCTTTATGCACTTCCCAGCCATCAGGTAAATTAAAGGCCGTTTTTGCGTCAGGCATTAACAGCTCTGGCAACCCCGCTTCAATAAAAGCCCTAGACACACGGGCGCAATGGTTTCCTACAATATACTTTGCTTTAGGGAATAGCTTAAACAGCCGCGCACATTGAGCACGAGCCCTATCAAACTCTTCATCAATGCTAGGCATCCTTGGGTCACGGAAGAAACGGCTACATCCAGCCACATCATATAAATCACCCAAGTGGATTAGTTCAGTGCATTTAAACATTTTCCATATGCTATTTATCCAGTCTATGTAATCAGGGTGTTCAAAAGGATAGTGCGTGCAAGATATAATTAAAGTGCTATGCTTGGCCTTGTTGTATTTACGCTTGAAGCGCCTTTTTTCGTTCTGGCAAGACCTGCAAAAGTGAGCGCGGGTGCCCTTCTGCTTATTGGCATACGGAAATTCTTCAATGCCTTTAATAGCTTGGCAGTCTGTACAGGTTTTTAAAGCCATGATACGCTCCTTTATTCTTCGTCTAGCAGGCTTTCTAAAGCTGAATATGCTTGCTCTAAATACCAACGGGCTTGCTCTGTGTTGCGGTTACCGTTTTGAGTGCCATAAACCACGTCTATGGCGCCGCTTGGGGAAAAAACAAAGGCCACCATACCAGTAGCCCCACAATCCGCTTTATCTGAAACGCTATCTATTGCTTCGTATATTGTAGTCATAATACATCCTTTACTTCAAAGTTAGGGCAAGTCTTGCCTTTGTCAAAATCACGGTGACCATAATAAGGTAGGTTCCCGTAAATAGCTTCTAATGTATTATGTAAGATTTTTAAAGCCTCAAACTGGCGGGGGTTGAATTCTGTTTTGCCGATTAAGCATGTGCCAATGCTATCGCGGTTTTGTCCGTAAACATGCGCGCCTTGCTTATTAAGCGGGCGGCCTTGCTCAATAGTGCCGCAGGGAAGAATAACAAAGTGATAGCCAATCCCACTCCAGCCCCGCTCTTTGTGCCAACGGTCAATTGTAGCAGCATCCCCAAAGGTACTATCGCTACAGTGAATAATGTGTTTTTTTATCTTGCGGTTGAAAATCATTTGGCCGAACCCCTCTTATTGATTAAAATTACACCACGTTAAGTAAGGGCGTGCAAGGTTTTATTTTAATATCCCGCAAGCTTTAAAAGGTATGGTTTAATAAGACTAAACAGCAAAGCAGCGGCACCACCAATAGCTAACGCCTGAACTTTTAACTTTTCTAGCGGCGTAACACGCTTTTCTATTTCACAAATCTTGTTCTCAAGCTTTTTATATTCACGATTGTTATAATCTAGCATGATGCTAAGTTCTTGCACCACCTCAATGTGCTTAAGTACGTTTGACAGTTTTTCGTCAATGGCTTTTAGTTTCTCATCAAGTCTTGCGATTTTGATTGCATCAGCTTCCCTTGGCATAAAACACACCCTCCATATGTTTAATTAGGGCGGCTCCTATTGGCTTAACCACAAACATGTCAATATCTGGTGAATATATATCCCCCAAGCGGTCAGAGTGCCTTACACAGCCACTAGCCATTACAATATAAGCCTGCGGGTTTATTTTCTTTATATCAGGTACAACATCAAAACCAGTCTTGGAGCCAAGCAAAACATCCAAGATAACAAGACTATATTTGTTTTGCTTTAGCTTTTCTTTGTAGAGAGAGCCGTCGTCAGTATCCACATCGTAACCAGCGCCATTTAGAATACGGGATGCAAGCACACGGTCGCCCTCGTAGTCATCAATAATTAAAGCGCTTTTATTCATAATACATACTATGCCGTCACTTCAACGCTTATATACTCAAAGTCACTAAGCCCAGCGCCCCCTTCTGTGGCTATCTGGAACTCTGTAGAGCTTACAACAAGAACCTGTGCAGCAGCACCTATATTATGCGTGCTTACATCGCGCCATCCGTTAAACACTACCGAGTATTCTGTGCCGTTAGGGTGCGCGTCAGCCATAGTTACTGTACAACGGCCTGTAGATGTTTTATTTACGGTAATGGTAGTTGTGCCAGCCTGCCCCGTTACAACCTTACTACCTGTGGCGCCTGTACCGTCCCAAGAGCCACGGCAATGGCGTTTCATAGCTCCACCAGCAGTTGTATCTACATAAGTCTTAATGCTCTCACTTGTCGCAAGGGTTGTATCGCTTGCTGTACCCATTGTGTCATCGTCTATAATATCTACCTCATCAGCAGCCAAAGGAGCGCCTGACGTGTTACCCAACACTGTTAGATTGTCAACAACAGGAAGTACAGCAGGGGGAACAAACAGCTTGTCATCCGCTCCGACTTGCGCGGTGTTGCTTGCATCGCTACTAATTAAGTTAGAGGCTACCAAAGATAGCTTATTATCAGCACCTTCAGTAATTAGGTTGCCAGCATCCGTGCTAACAAGTCCTAAATAATTAAGCAGGTTAAACCCGTCAGTGCCACTTGCAAGTAAGTTACCAGCATCGCTAGACAAAAAGCTAGACGCCATGTTTTGCGCCTGCACCTTATTGGTTGTGCCAGCGCTAATATCCTCAACAATAAATAAATCACCAGCAGCAACCGAGGCTAGTTCTGGTGTTAAGTCTGGTATAGTTACATCTGCCATTTTATAATCCCTTTTGTAATATTATACATGTTATTAACTTTAATTAACACCCCTTTTGAAAAGTTTACAATACCAACCATTTACCCGCACGTTGCAATCACCATCACTTAAAATTCTTAGTGTCGCAGGCACACCAGAGGGAGCCAGCAACCCCATTAAGAGATAGCACCGTTATCTACTGCACTTACGCCACTTAAAATAACTTCTGTGCTTGTGCCAGTGTTTTGTACAAATGCAATATAGTTAGACAATGCTACAATTTGGTTTTTGCCAGCTACGTTAGTGTCATCCGTATTTAAAGTCATATCAGCAAGGCTTGCAGGTGCTGTTGCACTGTCGCTCGCATAAATATCAACACTGCCGCTATTCACCCAAACAGAAGCGTTAATATTGCGCTGAATATCACCCTTAGACAAGGCGTCCACCTTATATAGTGTATTTAAATTAACTGAAACTTGGTTGCTTTCAATAGCCATAATATAAAACCTTAATTTTTAAACATAAAAAAAGGATACCACAAGTACCCTTTTTAGTAAACGTAAAACAGTTACTTGTCTTTTTTACCAGACTTTTTCTGCTTTTGTTCTTTTTTAGCAGCCTGCTCTGGCTTATCAGCCTCTACCTTAATAGAAGTTCCTATTGTTGTAGCCATAACTTACTCCTTAGCTTGTTGCTTCGTGACGGTACACACCAGCAGTCTTGTTCTCAGGAACAAAGATGTCGTGGTATAGGCGGTACTTCATAATGTAGCCGTCAGAGGTTTGGTTGTCATCAGGGTTAATGATGTTGCTTGGGTTGTGCTTCACTACTGGGAACACAGCGCCACGGGCAACAATCATGAAGTTAAGGTTACGACCATTTGTTGGCGTCTTAACAAAACCACCAGCTTCTTCACCAGAGCCACCATTAAGGAGGTCAATCTGTGTAAGGAAACGAGATTGAGGCACTTGTACAACATTCAAGCCTTTGTAGAAACCTACGATACGACCGTCACGCGCGCCAGATGCTTCAGCGTTCACGTTAAAGGTGTAAGCGTCAGAGTTCTCAATTAGCTTGAGGTTTGTAGGTGTAGTGAATAAGAAGCCACCTTCTAGGGGAACTTCGTTTTCTTCCATGTCTGCAATAGCGTCGTCAACAGCACCTTTAGCTGTAGCGCTGGTTAGGTCAGCAGATACAGCTGTACCAGCAAGGCCAGCCATTGTAGCGAAGCGGTAAGCATCAATCTCTTTAGTTACGTCAACACGCATAAATTCACGCATGCTTTGTGCTAGAGTTAAGCCTAGGGTTTCTTCATTATCCATAGCGTCAAGAACGAAGCGGCGGCCACGGTCTTGAGTTAGGGTGTGTAGTTCCCATGTAGCGGTGATGTCGCCGTCAGCGTAACCAGAGTTACGGCCATAGTCACCCAAACCTTGAGTAGCTACTGAAAGAATACGCACAGCGTTTGCGCCGTCAAAATCTTGCACTAGGGTAGGGTTTTCCAAAACTGAAGTAACGCTCTGTTTAGCATATACTTCGTCAATCATACCAATATACTTATTGGCTAAAGCAATAGAGTTTGCCATTGTTTTATTTCCTTTTAATTATTCAATGCCTTTTGCATGCCACGTTCAAAGGCAGACAAAGGCTCTTGATTTTTATCTACGCTCGGCTTCTCTCTATCAACAGATGCAATGCTGGTTTGTTTAAACTCATTAAGCTTGGTGTTAGCAACCTTTTCCCCATGAGCCTGTAACAAGTTAGCAAGTGCGTCCGCCTGTTCAGCAGCCGAACCGTCAAGAATTTTTTTAGCTTCTTCAACCGATACACCCAAACCAGACAGCTTGCTCTCTAAAGTACGTTCCCGCTTTAGTGTGTTTAGCTCCTTTTCAAAGTGAGCTACCCGTTCTTCAGCAGTCTTTTTAGCAAGTTCATCAGCAGCACGCTGACTTTCAATTTCTTTTAACTTCTCTACAGAAGGCAAAAGTTCATTGATTTTTCTATCCCGTGTTTTAAGTTCTTCTCTAAGTTGTTCAAGCTCTACGTTAGCGTTGTCGCCCCCGTCCTGATTTACGTTAGTTTCTGTAGTGACGTTTGCATTATCGCCCCCGTCTACAGCCCCTGTGTTTTCATCAGCCATTTTATTCCCCTTTTTATTTTGCACACCATTGTGCACCTATTATTGTATAACAGCTAGGGTTAAGCGTCAACACTACGCTTATAGCTCACCAAGCTTGCATGGATAGGCTTGGGGCGTTCGTCAATATCAGGGAACACAGGCACGCTTGTTTCTCTATCGTTAATGCTCCAGCGGGCGGGGGCACGGCCTAGCTTATATCTATTGCCGTCAGGGTAAAGGAAGCGCCCGCCCGCATCGCTTATCTGGCCATTCATAGCTATAGACTGTTCACGGGAGCGGCTATCTACCGTAGCGATAAGCTCTAGGCGTGTATGGTAGCCTTTACGCTGTAACTGGCGCAACGTATCATGCGTTTGTATAGCAGCCATACGCATGCTTTCAGTACGTGCAATGCGGTAGGTTTGGTAGAAGTGGCCGTTGGCGTGTGCGAACTTCCCCTCCTTTAAAAGCTTGAGCTGTTTAGCGTTTGTGTTGCCCTGCTTGTCACGCAAGCCTAGCTCTATATCAACCTTCTTCTGAATAGCTGGGATGCTGCTGCCCCTATCTAGCTCTTTTTTAATAATCAGCGATACACGCTCGGCGGCTTCTTTGTTCCTACGCAGTATAGAACGCTCGCTTAGTATCTTGTTTGTTACTCTAAAGTCTTCTGTTTGTGGCAAGTCAGGGCGCACCGACCGCCACGTTAAACGCTGCCCTAGGGTTTGTTCAGCTAGGTAGTGCTGCTCTACTGCGGACGCAATACGGGAGGCTTTAATGCCGCTTACAATGTCT